TACAGGAAAACCACCTGAGCCAAGGTTTTCGGTTGCTACTGCGCGATACCTGTATGTGTCCAGCGTGGATGAGGCTTTTAGATTATGGCTTAGAGACAACTATCATGACATTCTCAATAACGAAAAAATAGAAATTTTTATGATTAAAGAAGGGTCAATTACTACGCTTTGGTATACTATTAAACATAATGGATTACCTGATGAAGCATGGATAGACTGGTATCATGTTGGTCATAACATTGAATTTAAAGACAGATCGGAGATTTAAAAAATGGAAACTAAATATATAACATTAATAGAGGCAGCAGATATGTTGGGTAAATCTGATGTGATGGTTAGAATCTACGCAAGGGCCGGATGTTTTAGGACGGCTGTTAAACTGGGGGGTACACAGTGGAGAGTGGAAAGATCTGAAATAGAGGGTATTTTATCAGGTGATATTGTTGTAGATTTTAGACGGGCAAAGGAGAATATTTAAAATGAAAGAATCTACTATTGAACAGATATTTGCAAAAAAGGCAAAAAGGTATGGCTGTAAAGTTGTAAAGTTTTATGACAATGCAGAGAATGGGGCCCCTGACAGAATTATTTTAACACCGACCGGCCACACCATGTTTATTGAATTTAAAAAGCCGGGTAAAATTTGGCGGGCAGACCAGGAAGATTATGCCCAGAAATTGGCAAAGCTTGGTTTTCTGGCATTGGTAGCCACGGGGTATGCCGGCCCAGTGGGTATTATTAACAACATATGTACAGCTAAAGATCCAAACAAGGTTTATAGTTTTTATTTAGATCTGATGCGCCAACGGATTTTAACTAATGAGATATAAAGCTGAGAAATATCAACTTGAAGGCATTAAATTTATTTGCCGGCACCCTTACTGTGGTCTGTTTGCCGACCCCGGTACAGGTAAAACGGGCATGACATTAGCCGCATTTACTGCACTGAAAAAAGCTGGTATAGTTAAGCGGGCTCTGGTAATTGCCCCAAGATTAGTAGTCTATAACGTCTGGCCCAAGGAGATTAAAAAATTTGACCAGTTCAAAGATTTATCAATTAATATTATTCATGGTGAAAATAAAGACGTAAAAATTATTAATGAATTAATGCAACCGAATCATGATTTAACAATTACTAATCCAGAATCACTAAAATGGTTTTTTTCCATGCTGACAAAAAAATGGTTTACAAGAAAAACCAATCCCTTAGGGTGGCCATGGGATATGCTGATTATTGATGAAAGTTCTAAATTTAAAAACCATGGTGCAATAAGATTTAAAGTTTTAAAACCATATTTAGAACTCTTTAAAAAAAGAGTTATATTGACCGGGACCCCCACACCCAACACATTACAAGACCTGTGGAGTCAGATGTATATTGTTGATGAGGGTCAGAGCCTGGGCGGGACATTGACAGCATTTAGATCCAGATGGTTTCAGATAGACAATCCAAAATTTTACACGTATAAACTATTGCCAAATTCCGAAAACACAATTTACAGGGCCATAGCTCCAAAGATTATCAGATTCGACGAGACACTGTTTAAATTACCTGAACGCATCGTACACAATGTAGTTGTATCACTAAAAAATAAAGCACAAGATGTTTATACGGGGATGGAAAAACAGCTTATTGCTGAAATTGATAATGAAGAGATTACAGCTCCAAATGCATCCTCAAAATATCTACTATGTAGACAGATAGCTAATGGATGTATGTATGACCCTGACACCCTACAGCCTGATGGGGAAATAGATGGCAGGAAACGGAAGAGAGTTGTACATAAAATTCATACCGAAAAATTAGAGGCTCTTGACAATATTTTAGATGAGCTGCAGGGCAAACCTGCTTTAATATCTTATTATTTTAGACATGATTTAGATTCAATTTTAACACATTTAAAAAAGAGATATAAAAAAGAGATAATGTTTATTGGTAGTGGTGTCAGTGTCAGTGAAGTCAATACGTCTATTGAGTTATGGAACAGGGGGCAGCTACCTGTCTTGATTGTCCATCCTGCATCAATGGCCCACGGCTTAAATTTACAGGCGGGTGGTAATGACATTATTTTTTATTCTTTAACGGACAATTTGGAAGACTACCAGCAACTAATTAAGAGGCTACATAGACGTGGGGTGGTTGGTCAGGTAAGAGTACATAGAATTGTAGCGGATAAAACTATTGATATGGCTGTACTGAAAAGACTGGATGATAAAGCAATAAATCAGAAAACTCTTTTAGATTATATAAAAGAGTATAACAGGGAAACAACTAACAGCATGCTGGACAGTATGCAGAGTGGAGCATGGTAATATGTCAAATTTTACATGGATTTTGGACCCGGGTCATGGCGGTGTAGGTATTGGCGGGGAGTATTTGACCAAGGGTAAACAATCACCGGATGTACCCCCCGGTATTTATGAGGGGAAGTTTAACAGGGAGGTAGCATTTGGGGTTAAGTACTCTTTAGATGAGGTTGGCATTGATTGCATGATCACCAACCCGGGCATTATTAATATTAAAAATAAATTCAGAACCAAGTTCGCCCGCGATATGCAAAAAATTAGAAAAAATTGTATTTTTGTGTCAATCCATGCCAATGCTAAGGGGTCCGGTAAAAACTGGAATAATGCCCGTGGCACAACCATTTTTAATTACCCGGGCGACGACCGTGGTAAAATATTATCAGAGAGATTGATAAAAGCTTTTGGCAGTCATACACATCTTTTTCAGAGAGGTATACATACATCAAGATTCAATGTGCTTTTTGGCACCCGCAATATGCCCTCTTTGCTTGTTGAGTGTGGTTTTATGACCCATAAACAGGAAGCTTCTTATTTAGCCAGCTCTAAGGGCGTCTGGGATATAGTGACTGCGATCACTCAAATGATAACCATTACAGAGATGAAAGGGTTTTTAAAATGGTAAAGCCCAACCAACATGCTGATCACTATAAAAAAATGAAAATACAGCCATGGGATGTGATGGAGCAGAGGACTGAGAGGAATGACAGCATCCCGGATATAAAATTAATTTCTCTGGCAATGGCCCTTAAATACATAATGAGGGCTGGTTTAAAAGATGGCGAGCCCTGGCAAAAGGATATTGAGAAAGCTGTAAATTTATTGAACAGGGCGTTGACTGGTGAGTGGTAAACTATCTGTTAAAAATATTCTGAAATCTAAAGATCTTATCATTATATGCCGGCACCGAGACACCATACAGATTAACATATAAGCTGTTACCGTCAAACATTAATGGCGCCTTACCGCCGTGGGTGCCAACAACATCAAGAGGTGTGTTGGATATTAATCTGAACCAGTCATCCCTATTAGTAACAGTACTTAAATAATGATTTTTAGTTGTGTTACCTTGGTATAATCCCAAGCTCAAATAGGGTAATCTGACCAACATGTTTTTTGATCCTACAGGGCCAGATCCTAAATCGGGCATGTACAGAGACAGCCACATATTTTGGCCATCAAAAACCATACCAAAAATGTTAACATAGCCAGTGCCCCAACTATTAACTATTACCGAGCTACAATATCGTTGAGCTACAGAGCCCAAAAAATGTAATGTCGTAGTGGTAGAATTATCATAACTCGAATAGCAGAAAACATCACCTAAACTCACTAAGTGTATGTGTAAACGGCCGGTCAGTAGAGGGAAGCTTACAACAGATGACAGACTGTTTTCCGTCAAGCTGTTTATATCATATGTGCCTGAATTGTTTCTGATTGTAAAAACTACGGTATTAAAAAGACTTATGCACTCACCGTCCGGTCTTGAGCCAGCGGATAGGCCTGTGTTATTAGATACTAATATAGTCCCGTCTGATTCTTTAATAATTGCCTGTTTGTTACCCGCCCAGTTGCCCCCACAAAAAAGATTACCATTGGTCATAACTTTTATAATCGGCTGGGCTGACGTACCGCTGGTACCCAGATTTGCGGATTGAGACCAGTCGGGCCTATGTGCTCTGGTTGCGATCTCAAAAGCTTCCACATTTATTATAACATCTGGGGATGTACCCGCTTCTTTTAATACATATACGTAAGTTCCATCACCGGCTATACGTTGATACTTTTCAGTTAACCTGGATGTTTTAACAACTGCTTTATCTGTTGGGTCATTTAATTGTGTAACTTCCAGAGTTGATATTGTTGTAGAGCTGTCATAAGTTATAGCCCATAATTCATGCTCTGTAACAACAGCATCGACGAAGTGATTTGTATAACTGAAGGTGTTGTATTCACTGTCTGGAAAAGCCATTTTTCTGAAATTAACAGCAGATATGCCCCCTTTTTTAACCAGAGATAAATTATTTTTTTCGCTGTTCGCAACGTCCACAACTTCATTTAATATTGCATCACGCTCGTTCATCCTATGGTTCTCCCAGTCAAATCTCGGTTTTTCATTACCAAGCCAGCCAGCCGATATTTTAGAGTCAGATGGCTTTGCTTTAATTCCTGTTTTTGCCCATTCCAGTATTTTACTAATCATGATGTTTTCCTTTTATGGCCAATTTGATATGGCTATATTTATCCCAGCGGCTACGGGTGCATATTGAACCAACCAGGCACGCTCTAACACAGTTAAACTCTCCGCTATTTCTACAGATACGGACCCTGTTTCAGGTACTGTTACAATAGATTCAATACCAAAAGCATTTTTAATGTAAGTGTATATATTTGGTATAGTCGGTGAAACATTAGTTGCAAAAATTTTTGCTTTTATTAATACTCTGAACTTGTCATCATCAATTCTATCCGTAGTTGGTAAACCAAAACCGTCCATGTAATGCCCACCATTTAAACCGGTTGAATCACTGAAACCCTCTGTAGTGCTTATCTCCGACACTGTTCCATAGGTGAAAATATTCTCCTCTGATTCATACGGTCTGGACAAAACTCCGACTATAACACCAATTGTGTCCAACCATACACCAGAAGCTGTATCCAAAAATCTATAAAACATTAGATAGTCAATCAGGCTGTCTGTGTCATCAAACCTATTATTAATAACCTTAATTAAATCTATTAGCCTACCTGTAATCTTAAACTGGTCGGGCAATCTGTCAATCATTTTTTGGCCCAGCAAAGAAGTCATTGTACCACCTCAATTAGCGCAATGGTAGTACTTGCAATTTCGCCCGGGCCAACAGGGATGGGGGTGTCAACTGCCGGGTTGGTCTCTTTAGATATTAGCAAACTTTTAATATAGTGTCCCGGGACTGCATTAACAGGACTGTATAATCTGGACGCAAAAACGTCATTGCCTAAACCATATGGCTCTACCAATTTATTATCCAGATAAAATTTACCGTCAAAAAAATCAACAATATTTTGTTTTATTAAATCATCGCCATTGGATGGATACTCATTATCTCTAATCAAAGTTACTTTGATACTTATATCAATCTCTACAGGTCTCGAGAATTTTACATTATAAGTTTGACCTGTTACAGGGTCACTATGTGCAACCACAACCTCACCATATTGGCCGACGCCACCGGCTCTTGAATTAAAAATCTTACTAGCAATATCTGCATCACTACCACCCTTGACAACCGGCCATATAGTATGTGCAGGGATACCATATTCGTCAACACTTGATGTGTCGTTCTCATATACTCTTGCGAGTGACACATCATCAATTTCCATGATAGCTGTGTAAATGGCTACAACATTCGCATTACCACTTTGGGCTGCCGCCTGTGCCCTTCGTGGTCTTAATTCTGTATCTGTTTCTTCATTAGCTCCCAGACTTGCATCAACACTATTAACAACACCTGCCCAGCCATACACTGGAGTCTCTATTTTCGTTAATGTCCCGTTAGGGGCAGCTATAGGCCCTTCGTTGATAGCTGTTACGGATACTGTTTTGGTTTCATCTGACGCGAGAGTTATATTTGCATCGATGGCAAATTTCTCACCCACCAAAGGATCGGAGATTAAGGAGCCAGCTGGTATATTAGAGCCTTTATGGTTTGCGGTAACATCGACACTACACGTTGAGTGTCTCGATTCCTTGCGCTTAATACCATTCAACAAAACTAACTGGGATAAAAAAACATCTTTAGCCGAGTTGGGGTTAAACAGTCCTGCAACTAATTCTATTTTTTCATTTTGGTCAGACAGCCGCTCTGAAATCATACTACCCAGCTGACCAAATACAGACTCCAAATCAGTTCTCACACCCTCACCAAAAGCGGTCTCCAGATCTGCATCATAGTCGCTTTTAATTTTATCATATCTGTCAATATAAATACCTGTATCATCAATTATGGACATATTATAAACCTATCCCCGCTGTTATTTCACCATATACTGTATCAGCAGTAAATTCTACGGTTGCTAAATGGTCATCAGGATTTAAACCAAATTCAAATCTTAAAATCTGATTCACACCCGGTGTTTTCCTTATCGTATCTTTTAATATCTTCGCTTTTTGTTCATAACTGGTTGTCATATCAAACATTGCATCATACCACGGAACACCAATTAAGAAATTAAAAAAGTTTTCGCCTTCAATAAACAATAATCTAATCCCTGCATTCTGGGCCACCTCCGGCCCGTCAATTATTAGCTCTAAATCACCATTTTTCATTGATAAGTTATAATCAATATCTAGTTTTAAATCAATCACATGACACCTTTCCGTCCTGACCGGCTTCACTCACCTTGACAGTACACGAGCATGGTACCACCGCCCCGCTGGCATTATTTGTAAATGAGCCGACACAGTTACCGGCATCGTCAATGCGCATAACTGCCCGATTGTCATCTTTAGTTTTAACTGCACTGGCAAGAGTAGTACCACCACCTGCAACAAATGTATGGGCAGCAAGGGTGTGTGGACAGGGCAATGCCGCTGTAAATGTATAACTAATGTTGACTAGAGCTATTGCATTATTATCAATTTTTGTTTTAGCCGATTCGGTGGTCATTACTGAGATTTGGTCAACACTTAAATCACCAGCGTAAACAGTGCCGCCTGGTGCAACATTATCAAATTTTATTTTTAAGTTCTTAGTTGCAATTAATTTCATGCGTCCACCGTCAAATGCCCATTTAAATCAATCTTACCGCTGCCATCAATACTAATACTACCGCTGCCATTATCAATATTAATAATATCGTCTTTAATATCAATAGTGGCGTCACCTGTGGCAATGTTGATATTATTATCAACTAAATGGATTATAGCATCACTATCAAGATTTTTCAATGTTAGGCCATCACCGACATCAAAACCACTATCAAAAGGCAACAGCCCCATTACAGCCACTGCATCAGAGATATTAAAAGTACGTGGGCTTTTGGCGTCTATAACATCACCTGATGAGTTTTTCCATGCGTCAATTGACCTTTGTGATACCAGTAGCAAAACCCATGAATCAATAGCCGGTGGAGTAGTAACCCAGTAGCTGCCAGCCCCAAAATACATTATGGGTACATCTTCAAGTATGGGCATGGGTGTGGCATCTTTGCCCTTAAATTTTCTCTTTATGACAGGTTGAACAGATATTTTATTTTTACCGTCAAAAGCTGTTACCCGTCCCGGCAGGATGGTGTTGAGTTGCCCGGTCATGATAGCATTAAAAATTTTGGGCAAGGCATGCTCAATACGTTCTTTGTGATTATAACTCATTGTTTAAACCTCGAACTGATTAGACAATTAAAAGCCCCACCATAATTATTACCAAAATATTTTATTTTGTTAACAATAAAAAGCCCCTCTGATTTTTTAGAGATTTTACCTTTTATATCTTTTTGAATATTACCTTTTTTGGACCCATCCGGTGAAGCCCCTATCTGTATTAGACGTGACGGCTGGATATTTGATAATAATAATGTTTTAACATTTATGCCTTTGTCTGTTATTGTGGGCGTCCCAATGATACCTGTTGAAGGTGTCAATAGAGTTGCCTGGGAGTCATTTTTTGGTGGTGAAAAAAAATCCAAAATCTCAACAGTACCATGCTGTATTGACCATTTTAACATATAATGAGATGTAATCTCGTTAAGTGCCATCCAGGCTTTACAGCTGAATGTCCTTGCGCTCGTAGTTTTTAAATTCTCATCATAATCAAGCACTACAGGCAATGCAAATGATGACGCAATATCATGTATAACATACTTGACGCTCATCCCTTTTGGGTATGTTTTTTCAAATATTGCTTCCTGAAATTCTTTTAATCCATCACCTGTCTCCAGGTGTGTGGCCCATGTCGGACCTATCTGTTCATGCTTGACAGTGCTTGAATCAGGATCCCAGGAACCTCTGAAAATCATGCCAAGCTCATCACCATAACCGGCCCAGAACTCCATGCCACGGGTGGACTCAGAGAATAAATTGCGGGTAGTCTCACTCAAATTATACACTGATATTTTTGCAATGTTGGGTTTGCTGTCATCAGTTGCAATAATATCAAAGTCCATGTCCAAATTTTTAATAATGTATTTTTTACTGTTAACAAATACATGTAATTCGCAATGCCTGTCAAATAATACACTCATTGTTTACCCACATATAAGAGCTGGTATCTATTTCCAAAATTATCAAAATCAGGATTATAATTTAAATTGTCAGTATCTATAATCCATAATCGACCCAGTTCACGAATTGCAAAAGGGCTTAATATGTCCACGCCGGGGCCGAGAGCAATACCCTTAATATCTAAATTAAAAGTCAAACCCTTCATATCCATAACCCAAAATTTAGCAGTCTCATTCCATCTCAGAGTTATATCAACAGTTTCATTATCCAGATCAATAGTGAATTGCTGGTCAGGCTCTGGTACAGTTGGTATTACAAAACTTATCATAAATACTTACCAATCAATTTATTTAATATAGATTGTTTTTTGGATTTGGGATCAATTTTCTTTGCCGTTTTTTTACCCCCTGAATGCTTACCTTTTGTTTTCATAGATGATTTTTTCTTGATTTTATCTTTTTTAGGGTCTTTCTTAACAAACCTTTTGGGGACCTGCGAAGCAGATACAGATACTATCTCGCTGGATACAGTCTCAATATGGACAGCATTTAGTCTAAATGAAAAAGCATTGTGAATGTCTTTGCTGTAAGTTGGCTGTATAGCATCAATCATAAAATTCTCATAGGTATTATCCGGTGTGACAATATCAATGATAATGTTCTGGTTCGATAATGCTTCTAAAGCCTCTTTTTTTTCATACCAAAGGGCCTGTTTCCATGGGGCACCACCGGCAATAATAGTATCTAAAGAGTAGTCCGGGTTTGTGAACACACAATCTAAAGCAACACTTACAGGGCGTTTGTATCTTGAGTCACTAATGTCAAGCCCTGCTTCAACTGGATGGTCTGTTATAATCCAGTCATGCCCGGGACTCTCATTTAGTAAAACATCAACAGGAATATCCCCTATAAGTGTGGGGGTAGATCCGAAAATCTGTTTTAATTTTTTTGGGTCTTTAATTATTCCCTGAATCTCAGCAATAGCCATTTATATCTCAACCCCACTATCAGTAACTTTGACAGCCCGCCCAAATTCGCCACTCATAATATCCACCACCCTGTTTGCAAGTGACTCACCCGACTCACCCGGCTGTTGAGTAATATTTATATTTGCATGCATTTTGTTATTTGTCTGTGAGGTCTTATTGCTTTTATTAATTACTGCCCCTGTATTTATAGCCCCCTGTGTGGGCGGTGGGTTATTACCGCCACCAAATTTTTTAACAGCATCACCGATGAAGGGTATGCCTGATATTAAATCTGTAATGCCTGATAAACTGGATTTAATAATCTGTATTAATTTATTAGGTATCGACTGTACTAAATTAATAAAACTATTTAATACACCTAAAAAAAAGTTTTTAATTTGTTCAGCCAGTGAGTCGATATTCTTACTAAAGTCTGCAAAAAATAAATATGTCGCTGCAATACTTTCACCTATGAAAGTGCCCAGGCCGACAAATATATTACTTATATCTTGATACATAGCCAACAGAACCAGCTTTAGACTGTCCCATAACGCACCAAAAATAAAAATAGTACCCTCTGAAAAGGCGTTAAAAAAGTCTGGTAATGTCTGTGTAAAAAATGTTTCTAAGGACTCACCAAAGGCGAGTATATGTTGGTCAAGTTCCTCTGGTGTCATACCCAAAAAGTCAGCTATAGAGGGGGTGATATTGTCATGCACAAAGTTTGCAATTTTTTCGCCCAGCTTACCCAGCGCACTCTCACCGCCTGTAAAAAACTGATATAGATCCTCGCCCAGAAGAAAAAACAGAGCCAGTATACCGGCTATCAATGCTGGTATTAAAGCTATTTTTGCATTCATAATCATGGCCTCAATACCAACTTTTTTAATCATACCTATAAAAGTATTGATTAATAAAATAGTCTTTGCTCCGAATATGGAAGCAATTAATACACCTGTCATTTTTAAAACATTTTGTAGACCACCTAGATAATCAACGAGCTTCTGTGTTACAGTAATAAGATATGTAATTTGGGCAATAACCCATTTAATAGATCTGCCAACTCTGTCACCCCATTCAGCAAGTTTAGTTTCTAACAATGCATCATTTGCTGCAACTAGATCTAACCATTTTTCAACCATTGGTGATAATGCATTACCAAGCAAACCAAAAAACTGATTTTTAGCTGACGAAGTTGCAGCTTCAAGACTATCCATTGCACCAGTAAAACGTATAGAACCTTTCCGGCCTTCCTCAGTTAACAGGTTCATCTTAGCTTGCTTCTCTAATATCTCGTCAACAGTCCCTGATTGTGTGCGTAAATAACCAACAACTTTACCCGCCTCGGCCCCTAAAAACTGGGTGGCCATGGCTATGCCGGTCTGTGCGTCCTCTGTATCCTTGGCCGCTTGTAATATAGTCCTGAACTGTTTTTCAGCATCCATTTTTACAAGGTCTTTTAACTCCAAATTAACAGAGTGAGCGGCTTTTTGAAACAATGTAAACGTCTGTGTACCGGCTTTAAGCCCACCAATTTTATTGTTCATATCTTTGAACATACGAACCATTTTTTTACCATTGAAACCGATGGCCCCCAGCAAATAGCCCCAGTTTTCAAGCTCTTCACTGGAGACCCCAAGGGATTTAGCAAGTTGGGCCTGTACAGATACCTGTTGAGTTACTACCCGTGTTAAAGCTGTAACAGCTATGGTTGCCCCGGCAATAGCTATAGCCGCTTTTTTAGCCATACCGGCAAGATCCTCTGTCTGTTTTTTGAATTTATCCAGCCCTTTTGGGTCCACCTCCCAACCCAGAAAAGCCACGAATTCTTCCACATAATTACCAGACATATCAACCCTTTTCTATTTCATCACTATCTATTTTCATCTGCAAAAACATAAACTCTTGCCGATCTAAAAAGTCAGGGTTTGGCCACCTCTCAACAATTGCAGGGTTAATGTTATAAAACCGGGCAACTTGACAGGCAGCCATAACCCCCCCGCTTAAACTGTGTTCCGGTCCACTGTCATCTGCTCCGCTGCCCCCTTCATTTTCGAAAACATACCGCCCATTTTGTCCTGGAGAACAAAAAAAACCCCCGGCCAATTACCCTTAATACCATGGTATAAAACCAGATACATATGATGGGGATCAATATCAAAAATTTTAGAGTTATCTAAGTCAACAACTTCATTATCATCCACAACTGCATGCTTTAGAAGTTTAGATAACAGGAACCAAAGATCATCAAAAGAAATATTATTTTTGATTGACTCAATTACTGATTTGATTTTATCCCCATCATCAACACCATTAACTGCATTACTTATTGCTCCGAACGCATCGACTAAGACATTATGAAATACATTAGCTGCATCCTTTTGAGTTAGGGGGGTCAGGGAGTATTCAATCATATCACCTGTAACAGATTTTAACTCAAAAACAATATCGTTTTTTATCCCTTTTATTTTTCTTTGTGACATTTTCTTGGCCTTTCTATGTCAGAGTTAAATTAAATCTCAGCACCGGAATGGAAAATTTTACCCTTTGGAAATTTCCAGATGTACTCATTAACTGTATTACCTTTTTTCTTGACCATCCTTGGTAGCGTCTTGATCTTACAACTACCAGCATAAGCTAAATCAGCTTTACTGCTCTTATCAACTATCGTGATAGGAAAAGGTTTATTAGTTGCTATCAATGCCATAAAAACTGCATTAGTAGGGCTGTTTGTGGCAAGGAAAACATGACAGGTACCCGAACGGTCAGCACTGTCAACATGTCTACCCTCACCATCTGTGCTCATAAATATCTCACCCAGGTCATTTTCAAAACCAAAATCGACCATGGTGTCATCACCAAAAGCCCTGCATTTATGAATGCCGGCAAGGACATTAACTTTTAGTGGGTCATAACTTTTATAATCTGACATTTTCTAAAACCTTTCTATATTGTCCATGTTCCAACTAATTTATACTCGTTAACGGCACTGTTTAAATACGCTTGAAATACATCATAAGCGGTCATTTTGTGACTCGCCCGTTCCGCTTGTGAGAAATCGTCTTCATCAGGGAGATTAACCAAAAATGGACGCTCAACAGTATCAACAAGTATTCGCCTGGCAATTGCCTTCTCACCAGCATCTTGAATAAAACCTGCAATAGCTGTCAGTGTTTCATTGTCAAAAGCTGTTAGAGGCTGTTGAATTGTATAGCTGAAAAGAGCCTCTCTGATTCTACTGACAAACCAGTCACGGCCTAACATGATTCTTATTTCCTCACCACCAAAAGTTAAACCATCAAACATATATGTAACTTCACCAACACGCTCTATAACGTTACCACCATGCCCAGTGACTGCTTTGGTTTCCGGTTCTGATAACACTGCATTATAACCTGATATGGATATGCCGACAATCTCTTCCTGTGCAAATTTAGTAGTGCCCTCCTGTGCTGGAATTACACAACCAAGTACAGCTGAATCAGGAAACATTTTTTCTCTTGAAACTATATTTTCGTAGTAAATGCCCGCTGTCCTTTTATAGCCCAGGGCTTTCATTTTTGCAAAAATGTTGGTGGTGTCCGCGGCATCTTTAATTTTAGTGTCATCGCTTAAAACAATCCCTATTTTTTCAAGTGATTCAATCTTCGCGCAAAAAGCGGTTATCTCAGCTTCTTTCTCAGCTTTAACATTACTGAATTTTGCAAAAATATAATACCCGGTATTATCTACATTCAACAGATCATTAATATTTGTCGGTACATCCGCTTTATCAATACCGGCTGTGGAAACCTCTGTTGCATAGCCCAGTAATACAGCAATATCAGTGCCTGATGGTGTGCCCAGTGGTTTAATACCAACCGTGTGACCGGCACCTGTTACAGAGTCGGGCAGTTTTAATGCTATGCGCCCAAAGTTGTCCTCACCAAAAAAGGCATTGGTGTCAGGGGTGGAAGCTGACTTAATGGCTGTTTGTATAATTGTCCAAATCTGGTCAATAGCTGTTGCACCTGAAAAGTCCAAGCCCGTCAAATCAACATCTGTACCATCTTTATCGACTGTCATTGAGCCGTTTGAGATAGATGTGTAAGTCACAAGTGTTCTGTCTGCATCAGGCAGGGTAGCTATAGCGGGCGCATTGTCCCCATTGTCCGAAACATATAGGCCCAGCAATAGACTATCTGGTACCCTCTTTTGTGAAAAATGAGTTTGACAACATGCGTATGCAAGCCCATTTGAATCAAAGTGGTCTGCATAGTCCCCCCGTGTAACTTCCACAACCCTTTTATCCGTTGGTATCTCATCACTGTCAATCATGAACAGAGCCTTACCAAAACCGGCCGCTGGGGCTATAGCTGTCTGTAAGATTGCCTGTACATTGACCCTGTCCGATATTTGTACACCTTTTGCCATTATATTTTATCCTTTTGTTTTAGTTCCTGTTTACAACTATGTTAATATCCTCTGGCTCTACATAGCCAGTAAGATCCGAATCATCTAATATGTAATCCGTCTCTGTTCTCTCAGAGAATGTATTAAAAGTAAAATCCGCTTGCCCTCTTTTTTTCCAATTTGTGTCGGACAATAAAGTCAGATCCCTAACCCCGGAAAAATCTATGAGTGAGGCCCCTATATCCTTAAACAGTATTCTTGTCTCACGCTCTGCTCTTGACAGATATAGCCCCTTTAAAATATCTGCAAAATTCTCGCTGTAGATATTAATAGATACCATTGTGCTACCAGTATTAACCCTCAATATATCAACCTGCTCAAGCGGGTGGTCAGGGTTTGGCGATTTTTCCCACATGGGATAATCAGGCGATTCACCCGCAATAATTTTAAAAGTGGCCCAGCTAGTCCCGTTGGGCCGATCCGGGTTGTTCTGCTCACTGCGAAAAATATTTTCCGGGCCAAAACCAGTAACCAAAACGAGCCAATTATAAAGAGCTGTTTGTAATTCATTTTGAGTTGTCATGATACACGCCTCAAAATTAATCTATAAAACTGCCCCTTATATCTCTTGTCAGTTTGAAATACCTCAAATCTTTGGCCATCCCACTCAATAGTATCCGGGTCTATGTCCTCATCACGTGGATTAATATCCATGTATTCTGTCCATGTTTTTACAAAATTAGATACATGTTGACCGTCTGGTAAAAGCTTCATATCATTAGAACTAGCCGGCTGGGGCGAAACGATTTTTATGGGCATGGTGGTCTTTACCCCATCAACCCAGACGCCGTTTACGTTAGAACCAGCCGACCCGGCAATTAAATTAACTAAAATAATATCATCAAAAAACACAGATAATAATTTAGAGGTAATCATTTTTGCACCTCAAAATTCACACTTTGCTTCATCAACCCAGTATGGACCAGGGGATTATCAAAGCCTTTAATGTCTACTGTTAAATCTGCATTTGGTGGCTCTGATAATGTATCTATCTTATTTTTAATGTCTGCTACTGCTTTTAAGCCCAATGCTTTAATTGCTGTGTCCGCCGGCATTTTGCCCCACAACATAGCATTAAGTAGGTTTTTAATAATGGATAAATATTCCTGTCTATTCTCTTTAACAGTAACTCTTAAAAATGGTCTCTCTGGCATATCCTCTGTGCCGAACTCATTAAACATTGCAACCTCAAAGATACTAACATTTTGCCCAGGGTACTTACCTAAACCTTTATTAAACCCTACTTTAGTTGCTGCCGGGTTGGTATTGTCTTTGAGACCTTGTACACCCTTGCCTTTAGTTTTACGCATTATGGTAACCTTGCCACTCATACTGTTAACATCCCGACACCCAGCAGGGTTACTAATCTCCAGTATTCCTGGCCATATGGGGTTGTGGAATAATAGTTATATAAGCCATCACCAGCTATACCACCGGCTGTATCAAAATTGACAGATACATCGCCAACTTTGCGAGCACTAACATTTTTAGCTGGCCCACTTGTACCACCGCCACCCTGTTGCATTAGATGTAAACTCAAAAAATGGGCAGTCAATGCAGATAAACCCCCGTCATAATCATCGCCCCATTCAGCCCCACTCAACTCTGATACAGCATCATCAATATAGATCTGTATCGTTGCATCAGTTGGTGGGTCTCCAAATTCAGGATACCTGGCACGTATGTCGTCGGGGGTTATCACTGTCTATAAGTCCTTTAAATCACCCAGCCCATTTTGGGGGCTGGCTTTAGATTTGTTTTTTTTTGGCTGTCTAACAGCCTTGGTCTCTTTAGCATCTACCGCTTTACCGTCCACTTTTGGATTAAGTTCAAGAGTACCGCCCTCAATATATTTATTAAACATATCATGATTTTTTATCTCTTTAAGAAAGGAGTCATTGATGTTTGACAAAGCATCCGGGACCAGTTGAACAGTAGTTAATCTACCTTGCACGTATGCAGATAAATTAATAATGCGTAGGGAATTATTTATAATTGTTTTCATTTTTTTTTGACCTTTCAAAATAAAAAGTAATCAGGTTATGGGCGGAGTAAAACCCATAACCTGATTATCAGGAAATATAACTAAACTTTCTCCAGAATGTACATACTCATAGGGTAATACACATTCAAGCCACCAGTTTTGGCAGTAACATTAGTAATGTACTCCAGGTTTCTTTTTTCCACTTCATGAAAAAACACGTCCTGGGGCAACTCAACCTGCACTTTGTCAGGTGAGTTATCATATACAACAGATACATCAACGCCACTTGTGCCGGCACCTTCAAGTTCCGGGACCTCAATAAAATCATCAATGGATTTTATATAAGGAGAATTTTTAACAAACCATTGCGCAATAGTTGTGGAGTTATCAGCACTAATTGCTGTCTCTGTAACAATTGCATAATTCTTGGGGGTAAGAGCTAACTTGTTGGGCTTTTCAACGCTTTTAGTAGTTGTCTTGACAGTCCTAAACATTAAATTAATGTCATCCCTAATTTCCAGGGGTGTTTTAGTATCCCATTCAGGATCACCACTGGCACCATTAGGAGCATTGCCTGATGGGATATTAGGATAAGTAAATAAACCATATAAACCTGTAGCGGCATCGCCCGCCCAGACAATCTTATTTATTTTCTCTTCTACTGCCCGACGTGCTGCCTGTGATCTCATTTGGTCAATAGACACACCTGCCATTTGAGCACTTTGAATCTCAAACACTGTATATCCAAAAGCAGCACCCAAGGGTTTGACCGGTACAGTTGTTTCCACACCATCAACATCGACGCGGGGTAAGTCACCCGCATAACCATCAATTATTTTGGCTACACCACGTTTATCATAAGTCTTAAATGTTATGCTCGTTGCACCTACATTTGTATCACTGTTTACCGAGAAAGCCTTGTCATAAGACAGTTCTGGGTATAGAACATTGTAGGCCTTTTGTTTAACAAATTCTAATTCCTTTTTAAAGAAAATAGACCCGGCTGCATCTAGTATCATTGATATTTTTTTCAACATTTTAATTACCCTGCTCCTCAAGTTTAATCATCGCAATACCTGCTGCGGTGATGGTCTCCTCAAGGGTACCATTAAGCTGTACCTGCCCTGTGCTTGCTGTACCAACACCAACAACGCCTGTTGCACTCGTTACGTAAATTTTAGCACCGGCTGTACCAGCACTGTCTACACTAACAAGTACTTTACCGGCTGTAATAACCCCGACAACGTCCTTAGCTGCATAAACTAAAGCATCACCGGTGTTATTCTCATTAGCCAAGTCACGTACTAAAACACCTATTGGTGCTGTACCACCTTTGACTACTTGACGCTCCTTATCTGTGCCCCTTGAAACTACTAGACCGGGGGCAGCTGCTGATTCGACAACCTTGCTTTCTACATTGTTCCATGCACAATCAGCAATCTGACCTGCATAACCACGTGCCATATCTTGGCTGTATGAAGTCTGTCCCATTATTCCACCTTCCCATTTCTACTGTCGATCATCTTTTGACGGGCGGCATCTACTAGAGACACACTGGATGCTTCTCCACTGAGGCCCTCAACAAGAGTATTACTGTTCACTTTGACAGATGCAATAAGAGTATCAAAAACTGCCTGGATATACTCATCACTCTTATCATCTGTTGAAATTTTTGAGTCACTGAGTTTTTTAATGACTTCTTTTTTAATCTCAGAATCGCTCTTACTCGAAAGCTCTTTAGTGTCCAACACTTTAGAAGCTGCATCAATCAAAGCCACCCTTGCATCAACTGCAATTTTGACTTTTTTTGCAATGTCTTCATCAGTAATTTGGGCAGCTTTGGCAACATCAAGTTCACCCTTTAGTTTGTCAATTTCTTTCTTGCTGTCAGCAAGAGCTTGAACATTCTTTTTTAGTGCCTTATTGTCTTTGACAAGTGCATCAAAAATATTTGCTGCATCATCATCGATCTCAACACTGACACCATCAAAAATACGTGTTTTCATTTTTGAATCCTTTTCAGTTTTTTTATCTAATATTCTGAACTGCTCACCTGCACGGGCCCGGTCAACAATTGCTATGTGATTACCTATTATGTTTTTTTGTATCCCGTCGTACTCGCCAAAAGAGTCATCAACCCCACTTGTCCAGTCTATCTCAGCCTGGTAGCCTAAACTAATTTGATTTTTACCTGCATTAATATCATTAATAGCATGTGCATCCTGAACTAAAAGATTAGCTTCAAGAGCATCCCCACTTTTTGCTTTAGATACTGATTTGGTAAACCCGACCTGAAATTTTTTAACATTTGATGAGTCAACAAGAGTACCCGCCGGATGATTATTTGTTACCGGTTTAGATGTAAAAGACTTCAATGATTCGGGTTTAAAAACCTCATCGGCTGGTCTTAACAGATTTAAAATTGTCCCATCTGGTCTATTCTGCAATCTCACAGGCAGATCATCTTTTAGAAAATCAACACCTTTGACATATTCCTGTATGCCCGGGCGACCTACTAAAGCCTTGGCATCCAAAAATCCCTCTTTGGTTTTTTTCCTTGTTGTAAATTTTGCTCTATCATAAAATAGCATTAAACTTTACCTCATATGTATTGTAAATCATTAAATGCACATAATTCAAGCGCATTATCAAAAGTTTTTTTATTTTTTTTTTAATACCGTTCCAAACCAGGGCTTGCAACACCGGGTATTAGTTTGCTCAAATCCGGCTCGGCCGTGCATCTACAGTTAATATCTTCACCCGGGTGGCCGGTCTCCGGAGGCGGAGAGTCCCACTGAAAATGCATATTGTCATTATCACGGTGTGAATCCCTGACATTCTCATCACCTGACGTTCTCCACACATAACCCACTATTCCTATGTCCTGTTGCCTGGCCATAGATAAAACCCCGTTTAATTTCTGCATCTGGTCACGTGCAATGAGTTTAGCCCTGCGAGTGTTCTGCCCATTGATTTTTAACACTTCTTCATATAGAGATTGATTATCTGTACCTGTTGCCAGCCCCCTATATAGCATCTCCTGAATTTTAGCCAGATGCTGCTCCGGTACTGTTTTAATCAACGCAACATTATTATTTATTGCATCCTGTACTGTCGAATAAGTGCCCTTATCAATATTTCTACCATTTATTTTTATGGACCGGGAAAGCAAGGGCTTAACATCAATACCAACTGTTTTTTTAAAACTTGTTATAAATTTTTGGTGGTGGTACTTATTAGCCTGGTCTAAACTACTGGTCGCAATCTTCAAAGCATACTTGTCAAGCAACCTAAATTCAGCCTCAATATCTGCAAAAGCATTGGCTAACTCTAAACCAAAAGCATCATCAATCATATAATCAGTTACTACATGCGAGCTGTATTTTATCAGTATTGGTTTAACTTTTGTACGTACGAGGGATGCAACTTTTCTAACCAGTAAATTTATTTTCCTAAAATACTGAGTGGTAATTGATGGGCTTATTGATGTAGCGTATGGGGTTTTAGATTTTTTCATTACTGAAGTTCTTTGCTTCCTGTGCATCCAGTTCAGCCATGCCTTCTAAATCATCAACAAAGTCATTATCCAAAGTTGGGTAAATCCCATCTGACAACAGTCTAGCAGCTGCATGGTATGGAAGTATCGAGCCATTATTAATATTGCCGGTGTCTGATTCCATGTGTAATTTTTCAATCTCAGCCAGTTCTTTGGCAGTTGCCTGCCACAGTGGTGGGAATTTAAACCCCCAGTCATCGGGGTATTCCCCCAGAACAGACCTCACGAGTATTTGATCCAACTGCCCCAGTGGGTCATACAGGTCACTCTCCTGTTTAGCCGTTATCATATCATAGTAATTTTTTAAATCACCCTCACCAGTTGCGCTAAAACCCTTAGCAGATTGGCCCAACATTCTTGTTGCCGGTATATCCGCCGCTGCCGCCACTACTGATAAAAACTCTGTTATCATTCCGGGAAGCCCCGCAAAGCTCGTAGGGACTTTTTTATAAGTTTCATCATCCTGGTCTATAATGAGAGCTTTATTTATTGACTTAGTTACATTAGCTAGCTGAAATCTTTTAATAAGAGAATCCAAACTCTTTTTATTCATGATACGCTCAAAAAGATTTTTAACCGTTATTACATCAATATTTGCCTCAAAAATCATAGATGATATGGATTGTGTGGTGATTTTAGCATTTAATACCTCATCATAAACTCTGTTACAAACCGAACCCCCCCAAAATTGGTTCTGTTGGTATTCCAACCAGGGCAGTTCATAGCCCTCAAATCTAATTATCCTGGAGCTATGTATAGTGCCCTGATTTGATAACTGATATAATTCAGGCATTCTAAATTTTTTGAGTAAATTGGTAGTATTGATTGTATGCGGTGATAAATCCCAGCGGTCTACAACTAATAGAGATTTTAAATCACCTATGGTTATCTGCTCGACATCCAGCTCTGTGTCTATGTTGCCCAGTCTCTCGTCCATGTTTAGAATAATAGCACTACCACCATACAACCTGGCCCATTTTAAAGCAGACGTGAAAGCCTTTTTGATTTTTAAATTCTTTTCAGCATTCTTTACAGCCTCTAATTGTTCAGAATCTAAAGACGGTGTATCAAACACCCTCCATTTTTTAGTCATATCTTCGGCCGGTATATCAACAACCTTACCAAACAACCAATTATGATACAGTGTACCCAGATAACCCCTGTCCAAATCAATGTGTGTAAACTCCGTATGGGTCCTTTTATCTCTAGCTGTTCCCAGACCCGAGACCATATTTATTAGTGAATCTGTAATATTCATTTTATCACCTTAGTTAAAAATTGCAGCACTGGCACCACCCCCAGCAATAATTAATATCGCACCTTTTAGGATTAACAATAAAATATTAACCCATGGCTGCCGGTCAGTATTGCTTTTAAACGGTGCCGGTGGTGTGGATTTTTTACGCTGTAAATGTTTGATTTGGCAGTCTTTAAAATCCGGTTCTGACACTTTATTTTTTAACTCTGACTCTACGACTGTAACCCGCGTTACAGTGTCTGCAATTTGAGTGCTCAACAACCTGAACCCCTCGTTCATATCTTTGTTCAGCTGTTCAAGCTTATCATAAATTCTTATGCTGTCGTCCTTGTTCATCTAATCCACCTCTCCTTGCCAGTCGTTATAGTCACAGGCTTTCCAATCCCTGCCCCCAAAATACAGCCTTTTAAACTCCGAGAATTTTAACGTATATTCTAGCCTACGTTTATAGTTTTTATGCCATAATATTCGGCCCACAAAACTTGAAACAGCAAGCCAGGCAGACCGCGCTTTAAATCTGATTCTGTATCTTCGTTTACGGTTCCAATTATAATTTATTTTAAATCGGGCCACCTCATAAAAAAGTTTATTTCCATCCGAAAAATTGAGCGCATGAGTTGAAAAAATAAAATCATGTAACAGAGAGGCAAGCATTAGATCCATATCATCGTTGTCAATAAATGAGCGAAAAATCTTAGGCACGCTTGCTAAATCCCAGATGAATCCAGGCAGGAATTTAAAATAAAGTTTGTCTCCATTTGCGAGGTGAATCCACACTTCAAGAGTGTGCAACAAAACCCTTAACTGTTGAGGTGTTTTGTAATGTTTTTTTAACCAGCTGTAATTAGGCAACGTGAAGCCAAAACGACTGAACAAACCGGTGACCTGTTTGTTGTAGTTTTTGCGCTGTATGCGCGCTGTTTCAAAAAACCCTTTTTGCTTTATTTGCGTTACGTGTAATTTTGATCTCATCTTAACCTCTTTTTGCAATTTCTAAATTAAGAGTTAAGTTCTTAATCCTTAATCTGTTTGTCCCACTCGTGTTTTTTATTAAAAACTGAATTACATCACCCTCTACAATTTGCATACGTCCATTGCCGGCAAAGCTGCCCATATCGTTCCGCGCGAATTTGCGGCTTGCGAGCGCCTTGTCTGAAACAGTAGTGTTAATGGCCGGCGCGAATTCAAAAGTCTGCGATGTGTGCCGGGCATAACCACAACTGGACCAGAGCCCCTGATACGTTCCCGTTTTTCCACACGTTAATTGTGAGCCGCGTTGAAAATTCCCTGTTCCAGTTGCTGTATATGTTGCTGTATATGACGCGGCTACTGTGTAATGAGTTGCGTCGATTACGTACCCAACTTTAAAAATTCCTACATATGCGGAATCGGAAAAACCATTCTGAGTGATATACTCGCCTGCCGTTAGTCCATGCGCTGCACTTGTAGTGAACGTTGTCAACCCCGTGCCACCGCTGGCCACCGCTGTTACTGCACCACCTGTGCCGGATTTGAAAGTAAAGTTTTCGTTTAGCCCTTCTGTTAAAATTTTGACTCCGTGCCA